TTTTCTTCCATCTACCATCTTATCAAAGCATCCAGCTTTAATAAGGGCGATAGCTTCTGACCTTGTAGGTTCTATTTTCTCCATAAAGTCATCAAAAGAACTATATGGTCTGTTTTCAATAATCTTTGTTATTAAATCATTTCCTACACCAGATAGACCTTTTAATCCATAAAGAATTGTATTATCCTCTCTATTTGGAGAGAAGCTTAATCTTGCTTTATTGATATCAGGTAATTCAACATCTATACCTTCATTTTTAATTCTACCAATAGCGGAACTAACTTTACCATAGTTTGTTGTACCACCTTCTTCAACCGCAGCTCCTGAGTTAACGGTAAGACATGCAGTTGCCCAATAAATATATGGATATAACAAATTCAAATTCATTTCTTGAAGAGCGATAAGAGAATAAGCTATAGTATGGATATCACTAAATGAGTATCCTAACTGACGCTTAATTTGCTTATCCCACTCAAATGACAAGATATCTTCACTGACGCCTTTCTCAGCTCCTCGTTTAAAGAATATTTCTCTAAACTCTGCAATCTTATCCATTTGTTTTTTAGAAATCAATTTTCTTAATTTATTTGCCATACCGAAAGTAAAGTCTGTTAATTCTGGTATCATTGATAAATACATAACCGACTCTTGACTAGAAGGAACTCCATTATATTCTTCTAGGAAATCATATAAGATTTTCTTTTGTTCTTCAGACCCTTCTAACGCATCAATTTCTTGTCTTAATTTATCAGGGTGCTTTTTATATTCAACATATTCTTCTACTGGAGTAGCTTCACCTTTATCTGGCATAAGTCTCATCAATGAGTTAACCGCTGCTAACTCTGGTACACTTGTAGGTTTGATTGCCTTTAAAGATTGTTTTGCTACCGTTGTATCCATTTGGAATAAATCTATTATCTTATTCTTAGCAATTAAATCCCACATATGGCTATCAGTATATTCCAATACATTAGGATGTAAATATTTTAAATATGTTGAGCGTAAATCTCCTTGCCATTCCATTAAACCATCTGCTACTAATAAATCAATACAATTATGTATCTTATCTGCAGCTTCAACTGATAACAAGTCAAACTTTAATGAGCCAGCATACTCTGCATCATGTAAATCCCATTGAGTTATTTCCATACCGTTTGGTGCTTTCATACTGCAAGAATAATCCCATATATCAGTATTATATAAACAAACACCAGATGCATGAATACCGACTTGGCATACTAATCCTTCTAAAGCTAGACAGGCTTCTAAGAAATTAGGATATTTACCCATTTCATCTATAAGTTCTTTAACGGGTTTACGTCCTTTTTCTTCATTACCATAAACACAATCTTTAATTGAATAAGAGAAACCTCTTTCTTGACCAATCATAGAGGCCATATATTGTGCTTCATCGTTATCTATACCCATTCCTCTTGCTACAGTTAAAATAGCAGAACGAGCACCTAATGTACCAAATGTCGCTACATTTAAAGAACGGCCATGTTGCGCTCTCATAACATCATCTAAAGTTTTGATAATAAGATTTCTACGACAACCTTCTGAGTCGACATCTATATCTGATAGTTCTGGTTTTTCTCTATGAACAAATCTACGATAATCTAGGAATAAACCACAAGTTAATGGGTTCATATCTATTACTCCTATTAAATAGTTAAATAATAAACTTCCCGCTGAACCACGAGATACTCCTACTATTGAGTTTGTATCATACCATATTAAGTGGACAATATTACGAACCGTTAATAAATAAGCACTTAATGGCTGTTTAATTTGTTCTGATACAAGCCACAATTCCGCAGCTTCTCCTTCAAGTCTATCTAAATATTTTTCTTTATCTTCCGGAGTTAGATTTAACTCTAATAATCTATGAAGTGCTAAATATAAGAAATATTTATCATCCTCATATTCAGAAGTTAAATATTTGTTTAAATATTCGTATTTATCTTGTATTTTAACTCTATTAAGCCACGCTACCCAATTGACACTGTCTCTATCGTCAATAATTTTAGGAACTATTTGAGGCATAGCTAAATCATAATCTTCTATTTTGCTTTGAACCTCTAGTGTATTATCAAAGATTTCAAATAGTTTTTCTTCCGAAATATAATCTTCAGTTAATTCTTTAACCTCGTCAGGAGCCATAACATAAGTATATTGATAAAAGTCTGCTGTTTCACGGTCTCCGTCCTTACTATTTAAGAACGCAGAATGAACTTCTCTTAAATCTTTATTAAGATAGTGGGCATCTGTTGTAATAACAACTTTAATTCCTAACTCCTCACCTTTTTCTATTAACCATTTATTATAAGTTATTTGTTCTTCATATCGTGCAGGTTGGATTTCTAAATAATAATCTTCACCAAAAATATCCCTGCACCATTTTATGAATTTGTCTGCATCTTCTAATTTGCCTTCTTGTAAATCTATACCAAGTTGGCTACCGATACAAGCACTTGAGGCAATTATATGCCCTGGATTTTTACCTATAACTTCTTCTATATCGCTATAATATGTTGGCACTCTAGTCATAAACCAATTAAAACTATGAGACCAAGCACGAGTAGATAATTCCCTCAATTGTTTGTGTCCTTCAGGGTCCTTAGCGATAAGTATAAAATGGGGAAACTTGTCCTCTCTTGGAACAAAATTATCCCCATCCATACCATTTCTACATAAATATATTTCATTACCTAGAGCTAATCTAAAGTTTTTCCATTCTGGGTCTTTTTCACATTTACCTTTATAGAACTTTAACGCTCTAATATGAGCAGATAATGTCTCATGGTCTGTAATAGCGATACCAGATAAACCGATATCATGAGCATATTCTATTAAATCTTCTACTTTATTTATTGCGTCTAATAATCGAGCATTACTATACTCTGTGTGATTATGCATACCGAAATAAGTTTTTTCCATTATTATCTGCCCTCCGTTATATTTATTACCCTGTTCGAGTAAATAACTCTTTACCCAACATCTCTGTATAAGTTTTAAACTTACAAACGGTAAATGAGAACTCTCCGCATTCCCATTCGCCATAACAAGTATAACCATTTTCTTCTTTTACTCTATTAGTAATTTTACCCATAGCGTTCCCTTCTTCGTCTTTCAACGATTCAGCTATAAAATGGTCTACTGCGCCTAAAGTGGGGAGGATAACAGCAGAGGCCCCTGCATGTCCATCTAATTCCCACGCCATCGAAACTAAATACTTCATAAGAACTTTTCCTTTCTATAATTTTTAATTTTTTAAAATAGAATAAATAAGTTCATTTCGCTTATTTTTATCTAGTGTATTTCGTTAAAAATATTTTTTTAATATAATTATATTAAAAAAGCATTTTAAAGTTATATACAACCTTATTCTGCTTTTTCGCTTTCTTCAGCTTTTTCTTCTTTGTTGTCATCTTCGTCTAAGATTTTTTCTAAATCATTAACGAAGTCAGTTAAATCTTCAATAAGTTTATTTACATCTACGCCTGATGCGTAAGGATGATTTGCTATTGATTTGATATTCATTAAAAAACTTTTTAATACTTCAAATTGTTCTCTTAACTTATCTTTCATTTTTTTCCTCCTCAACCAATCTCTTTAGGTCTGGTTTAATTTTTTCATTATCAGTCTCTATTCCAAAATTTATCTCTATCATAACGGCAACTTTGCCTTTTTCTATTTTAGAAGCTTTTTTGGGACTGTAATTATATTCTATCACTTTTATGTCCGCGTGTCCAGTATTATTTATCATAATATTACCTTCATTGATATATAAGCGAAGAATACCAGGATGGTCAGAAATGTTTAACTTAGTTTCTTTTAAGTCGCCGTTATCTTTCCAATCTTCCATAAGACTTTTGATATCTTGCTCATTCCTAAAAAAATTGATTTGAACTATTTTGCCTCTATCTAAAATGTGAGGCTCAACTAAAAAATTAAAATTACCTCTTATATTCTTAGAATACAAGGGTTGGTGATGAACATAATCTTCCAAAACTATGTTCTTGATAGTTAATTCCATAAATCATCATATTCCTCGTCGCCTTCATAATCATAGTCGCCATCTAACAGTCTATCGACAATCTCTGTTAGCGGTTCATTACTTCGGTAGCTCGAATTAAGGATTTTGTTTATTAACTCCTCAATGTCATTTTCGCTTAAACTGAATGACCTTTCGTCGCCTACTATTAAACTATATATGTATAAGTCAGTCATCGACACACCTTTGTCAATAACCAAATTATACGCTTCCTCTAAATTACTCGTGTGTCTCATCTGCTAATACCTCCATTGTTGCGATTATGTCTTGATTTATCTCTTGAGGTTTTAACAAGATTTCTATTGGGCTTTGAGTTAAATAGTCTAAAAGTAATTTTGCATATCCGATTTGAACACTTGAGATATCACTTAACCCAGGGATAGCATCCTTGATGTTTGGGATTTGGCTCAATAATTCATAATCGTTAATCACACATTTAATAGTAGCTAAGTAACTATGAAATGAAGATATAGGGTCGTTCATATCAAATAACACGCCATTAACGATTGGACGAGTTTTTAAGCTAATCTTTGTTCCTTTTTCTACAAATGTTCCGGGACGATAAAATTTCTTTTGCTTTGCCATCTCATATTCCTCCTTATAATCTTTATATATAAATATTATATCATAAATCGCTTTAATTTACAAGTCTTTTGTAAAAAGAAAAAAGCTCGAGAAAACTAGGCAACTACGTGTCTCATCTCGAACTTTTCATATAGTGCAGCTGCCATTTCTTCTTTAGAAGCAGTAGCTTTCATTTGGATATCGCTTTCTTTTATTTCTTGTTTCAATTCTGCTATAGTTAAATGATTATAATAATCTTTAAGTAATTCATTATAAGCTCCAACTAAAACTTTGAAGTCTTCTTCCACTTGAATTTTGTATCCACATAATTGGGCATATTCTCTTTGCCAACTAATAGGTACAGCAACTAAATTATCTTTTTTAAGTAAAAGTGAAAGAAACCAATTTCTAAGATTTTGCATAAGCTAATTCCTCCTATTAAAATACAAGGTCCAACATCGGATTCCTTGGGGTGAACTCTGATAATTCATAATCAGCAGCTATACATTGTAGTCTACCAATATTATATGATTTATCTACATCAAATTCACCAATTATATTTATATCATACTTTTCACCATTTTGCAACTTTTCTGTTAATTCTGGAACATTAAATAATACAATGTCATATTTACCACAATCTATTTTTAAATGTTCTAAGTTTTTACCCATAAGCTCATATTTATCTATAGGGGCATTATTTATAACTACTTGAGGTTTATCTACACCATGACCCCAAATATCATCTCTACCCATAATACGAGCATTCTCTATGTTAACTTTATCATAATCAGATATTAAGTCAACTATATAAAGGTTACTATTGAAATCAAGTTTATCTAAAACTGAATATAAATGAGTTTTAAACTCTACTAAAGACTCTTGGTCAATACCTATACCGGCAGCATTATCATGACCTGCTACGAAGTCTACCCCAGTGATACCTTCTAAAGCATCTTTAAAACTAGGCATCCCTTCAACAGCTTTACTTCTTATACTGCCTCTATATTCTTTAACCTTATCAGTTGTATAACTTCTTAATAATATTGTTGGTTTATTATATTTGCTTAATAATTTATTAGCAATTAAACCACTTAATTCAAAAGTTAGTTCTTGATTTTCGTCAACATATATAATTGCACTATGGTCTGCACAGTCAACTTCTTGTTCTATAATTTTCATAGAACTATTAACTGCTGTAGTTTGTCTTTTCTTTGCGTTTTCACACAATCTTAACGCTTCTTCAAATAATTGAATCTCAGTATCTTCTTCACCCTTCTTTGTACTTAATACCATTTTTGTTGGATTAACAAGGGCTTGAAATACAGCATGCTTTTGAGGCATAGTACCTAATCTTATAATTGAGTTAATATTAGGACCGATAACCCACCCGATATCTTTTAAGGATGGTTCAGGTTCTTCTACATTGTAATGAGCTTTATTTATCATAGCTCCTAAGAATGCGTGTTCGTTTATATATTGTAAACCTTTATCTACAATATATTTATTTTCTAATGAAGTCATATCCATAACATCTGCTACAATTCCGCAAGCTGCTAAGCCATATAATCTCATAGGGTATTGTAAACCATAAGTTGCACAATATCCTTGGACGAATTTTAATGCTACCCCAGCTCCTGATAAGTCTGGATTTGGATAATCAATATGACTATTGATAATTGCAATATCATTTTGATAATCTCCATAATCTAAATTATCGGGAATGGTATGGTGGTCAGCGATAATAATCTTCGTACCTCTCTCTAATAACTTCATATGTTCTTCTCTTTGTGATGTACCAGCATCTGGTACGATTAATAAGTCCGTATCTTCTGGTATATCTTTTAATTCTATACCATGCTCCTTACCTGGATGTAATACATAATCTACATTATGTCTAAAACATATTTGACCTAATAATGTATAAACTATAGCTCCTGAAGTATATCCATCAGTATCGCTATCTACAACAACAAGAATATTTGCTTCTTGTTTCTTTAAAGTTTCATGTAATATATCCACAGCTTTCTTCATGTCATGCATTAAGAAAGGGGAGTACTCGTAATCCTTAGAAGGATGTAACCATTTGGCAGGGTCTTCTATCCCTCTATCTCTTAATAAATTATCTAGCACTAATTCGGAGGGTTGTTCATTATAATTCTTGGACTTCAACTGGTATTTCATTTACCGTTTCCTCCTTCTCATTTTCTTGTGCTCCAAACTCCGAGATATTTTTTCTATCTCTATATAATTTTGAATATACTTGTCTTCCTTTGTCAACTGGTGCATCTTTATCACCCAGATATTCTTGGTTCCAATCATAGATAATATCTACATCAAAGCCCATTTCTTGGATTTTGCGTGCTTCCTTAATAGCCTTTTCTAGACCATACATTTTATTACCATCTTCGGACCAATCATTATCCATAGCCAAAATAATTTTTTGCACCCCTATATTCTTTAATATTTGTGCATGGTATTGACTAAATGAACTTCCACCCATGCTTACTGATTTATTATTAGTAAAGAATGAGTCAAAAAGCATTACCGATTTTTCGGCTTCAAATACTATGCACTCTTTTGCTCTTTTTATTGTTGCCTTATTTTGATAAAAACCATAAAGCACCATCATCTTTGGATAAGAGTACAGCTCCTTATTTAACCATAGGGGCATATACTTACGATGTTCATCTAAATCTTCTTTATTAAAGTTGCGAACTTTAATACCAACCAAACGACCTAAATGGTCAATGACTGGAAACATCATACGATTTCTAACCATATCAAATCTAACACCAAATTTTATTAAGACATCATAATCGATACCTTCTTCTATCCATGGTGCTAAATATTTAGGTTGTTGCGTAAAACACTCCAATACATGTTCATTATATACGGTTAATTCGTCTTCCCAATTTTCCTTAAATTTACCTCCTGATGTTTCAGTAGGTTCCTGAATAATCGCAAAACCATGTTTAAGTCTATCTGCGACTATACTGTCTAATAAAGTGTATGCCCCGGAATATGTTATCTTCATATTACGAGCGGTATATACATTCATAATAAACTCATATACAGACATTGCGTGGCAATGTGTATAACAATAGAACCTTTTACTATCTTCATAATAATATAATTTATGAGAACTTTGTCCTATTAGTTCGTTATGGCAGACAGTAGGAAATATAAGAGCATTATTTCCATATCTTACTTCCGTTTCAGGGACTCCTAGTTTTTCCATCAATCTCAAGATGTCAGAGGTATTTAATTTATTTACTAACCATTTTCCTGCATCCATATTATTCACTTTGTCTAGTATCAACTACAAATCCTGTCTTAGGTGCTTGTTGCACTTGAATTTGCATTGTACTAAAATCTATTAGTTCATTCTTTCTAGTGGTTATAAAACAATCTGTTACACGGCAAGTTCCTAAATCTACATATCTCCAAATACGAATATTCGTCCATTTACCACGACGGTTCTTATATATGTCGGTGATAAAGTTAGGCGTTGGTACTCCTAGTTTAAATGCTAGTTGTCCGCCCAATTCTTCTTCAGCTTGTGTTAATCTTAAAGTTATACCCGCAACGTCAGCTTTGTCTATAATAGAACGAGCACCACGAATTAAGTTTTCATTTCTTGACTCGCTCTCTTCTACGTTACTATTTAACTGAGTTGCTGAAGATATATGTATATCTAATTCATTTGCTAGATTTTTCAAAGTATCTGATAATAACATTAAGATAATATCATCTCTCGTTTGTTTATCTCTACCTTGTGTTAAACCTGTAGAAATATGTATATAATCATAGAACACAAATTTAACATCATCTTGTAAGCAGTGTTTTCTTATAATAGTTTGAATTGATGCAAAACTAGGATTTGGCAAGAACTCTATAATAAGATTATTGCTTTGCTCGATATATTTAATCGCCAATTCAACTCTCTCTTGCTCATCATCCTTGTACTTGTGATTTAAAATCTTATCTTCATCAACGCCAGATACATATGCTATAACCATTGTTTGGACTTCAGCATGTTCCAGCTCTGTTGTAATATATAATACTTTGTTTTCTAATCCTGTATTTACCCATTCTTTTTTCTTTGTATCGTAATGCATTGGAAAAGCTAACTTACACGCGTTGCCTACCATACGTCTAGATTTACCACCTCCAGTAGAGGCTGAATCTATATACAATTTCTTAAGTCTTGCTCCTCTTGCAACCGTATTGTAAATATCTCCTTCCAATGGTAGCCCAACTTCAGGTGCTGTCGCTAATTGCTTATACAGCTCCTCAAGACCATCGGCTACTGAAATACAGGTTTTCTCTAATAAAGTTTCGTATTTGTTTTGAACATTACTAATTTTACCTTCATAAAACTTAAAGATATCTTCTACATCCATAGCATTAAATAATGCCATTTGTTTTTCAAACTTATCTGGAGGTAAAGTTTTATCATATAAGTCTGAAGTTTCTATACCAGCTTTATTCAAATCATTTAATAAGCTATGTTTCTTCATTAGACTATAATTATATTCAAAGTTTAGAGGGGTTTCATCATAATATATTTGATATAGAGTATCCATACCTCCATCGGCAACGAACTTTTGATACATTTCTTTTTGCTCTTTAAAGTATCCTTCTATATCTTTTATATCTATATGACTATTACCCAAAGTATATAAATTATATAAAGCCATATATATAGCCTTATATTTACTTTCACTAAAATCTTCTAATCTTAAAGGATAATTACCAGACACTATTAAATCATTATCTTGGCATAGGCCAGCCAATACTTTTTCTATTGCGTGTGTATTATACATGACCGTTATCCTCCTTTCTAGTCATAGTCAAAAGTAATCAATTTCTTTTCTTTTTTTAACGGCTCGACTATAACTACATCTTTTTTATTTTCCGTCTTTATATCTTTGGTCTTGACTTCCATAGCCTGACCATATATATTACCTTCTCGTTCATAATATCTTCGTGCTTCATCATAAACATAAGGAACTATTCCTACACTCTTATACTTATTCTTCTTAATAATATGAAAGTAATAAAGTGTATAATAAATGCCATCATAAGTTAACCCGCTATTAAGAAATCTTTTTATTTGAGAACCAACTCGTCCCCAATCGATTTCTCCTTTATCTAGGGTTACAATAAGGTCAGTTATTCTTCTATACTTTTCTTCTTCTAATGCTGCGGCTTGTTGTCCCTTTGTATAGCATTCGGAGTGTGCATATCTAGTATTGATTTTTACACACTCCTCTACATCTCGGTCAAATGTTACGCCACAGTATTTACATTTAACCTTATGTGCCATATTATGCTAATTCCTTTAATTCTTTAAGTGCAGCTTCAACTAAGTCTTGTTGTGCTGGAGTTGCTTCAGTAATTTTCTTACCAGCTCCTAGATAACTTTCTACGATACCAGTAACTTTACCTTGTAATTCATTATCTCCTGCAACAATTTTAGTTTTAATTATTTCTAGTGTAGCTGTTACATCTGAATACACTTCAGAGAAAGTTCTTTTAGTTTTCTTAGAATCTGCTTCTTGTTTTTCTTCTAAGATAGTTTTGTTCTTAGCAGATATTTCTACTCCTGAAGCTACCATTGCTTCATCAGCACCTTGTACTGCTTTAATTAAATTATCATAAGACCAATCAATTTTAATTGGTAAGCCTTCACCATAACGGCTACCTGCTTCAATTTCAACTTTTGTGTTTTCTCCATATACTCCACCACGGAAATATGCTACGGATTTATTTCCTCCGTTTCCATCACTTTCTTCGTTAATAAATGTCATAACATCTACTAAACCTGTAATGATTTCTTTTGGTCTCTTATCTAATGTTGGAGTTATTCCACTATGAGTTACACCTAATACATCAGTATAATCTTTTTTCTCTGCATGAGAAATGAAGATTAAAGTGTATCCCATTTGGCCTAATCCATTGATTACATCTTGGAATTCATCTCTAACTTTTCTATAACCTTTACCAAAGGCCATATCAGTTAAGTCTTCAACGTCTGCTTGAACTTTTACGAATTTTTCAGCTAACCCCCACATGATGTCAACTGTATCTAAAATAATTGTATTATACATTTCCCTAACTTCTTGTTTCTTTAATTGTTTAACATAATTTTTTAAATCTAACCAAGAAGAAATAGGTACTGCATGTATTCCGTCGATTAAATTGTATCCACTTTCAAATGCTAATAATAATGGTTTGTCAAATTGGCAGGCTACAGTTGTTTTACCAACTTTAGCACCACCATAGAACATAAACATTTTACCTTGCACTCCAGCTTTTACTTTATGTGGTTCTACTTTTAATAAATCTAATGCCATTTAAGTTACCTCCTATTAGAATAATAAATCTGCGCCACTCGTTTTGCTAGCTCCTGCCGTAGCTTGAGCTTTTGCGTTGTAGCGTTCAGTTATATTGTTATTTTGTTGAGCAACTGCTGTTTGTAAATCTTTTAATTTATATCCAGCTTCTTCTCCGTCTCTAGCCTCTTTACCTGCTGTAACTCTTAATAATCTTGTTGTATTTGTATAAGTTGTTTTAATTGGTTCACCGAATCCAGTGTCTTCTTGAACTACTCTTTCTTTTTGTTCATAGAAGATTTCACCATATAAAGTAACTAGGTTACCAACTTCGTAATTTGCATTAATATAGTCAGCAGCTTTTTTGTCATCTATTCTTAAAGTGATTTCATTTACTCTTCCACCAAATCCTACATTTAATAATTTAATATCATAATCTCCTGTAGTTTCGCCTTCTTTATCAACAACTTCCTTTATTGAAGATACAATACCTTGAATTTGGAATTGATTGATAGGGGCAGCATCTGATGCTACAGTTCTTACAAAAGAACCATTAACTCTCCAAGTATTAACTACTCTATTATCCCTTTCAGAATAGAAATTGTTGTTTTCAATTCTTGCTTTACTTAAAACAATTTTAGGAGCTTTTTGAACACCTACTGTTCTTGCAGAAGGATAATCTACATAAGCAGATAATCTTTCAAACATTGGGTTCTTTTCTCCATTTGTTTTGAACTCATAAGTAAATAAAGATACTGGAACTGTACAGTCATTTTCTGTCATAACCTCTAGTTCACCTGATAAGTATCTACGATTATTTTTATCAGTTCTAATAGCAACTGTATTATTTAATAATGTTCCTTGTATAGTTGCTTCATTTACCATTTCTTTTAATGTGTTTTTTTCAGCCATAATTTTTCCTCCTTAAAACTAATTACATTATAATATTATTCTTCTTCTTTGTCAACTATTTCTTCTAAAGTTTTCATTTCGCCATCTTCTTCAGTTCTGGCTGTTACAGTTTTTGCAAAAGCATCTAAGTCCATGAAACCTAATCTGCCTTTTTGATAAAATAAGGCAAAATTCATTTCAACTAACTCTGGATACTTCGCTAAAGTTTCATTTACATCTGACACGAAATTTCTTACTGAATCAGATGCCCATGCGCTTTGGGTTTCAGATGCAGCTTCTGCATCAATTTTGATTTCAGCTTCTTCCATATTATATTCCTCCTTAATAAAGTATGTTATGATTATATCATACTAAATTAGTTTTGTAAATAGTTTTGTTAAATTATTTTTTTAATTTTTTTAAAATCTTAAATCGGCTAAATTCGGTTATTTTTAACTACTTCTTTTCGTTAAAAATATTTTATAAATATAAATATATTAAAAATAGATATTTATTGTTATACGCTTGTTAATTTTGCTTTTTTAGTAAAAACAGGTTTACGCAAAAAAGAGGACGCCATTACTGACGTCCTACAAAATTAAAACAAAAGAATGGAGCGATGGGGGCATTATATTATACCCCATCAAACTAATAGCCTCCTTTTTCTTTAAAACTTAATCTTATACTTTTGAAGTCAGTATAATAATGAATAAATATGTCTTGATTTTCGCTCCAAAAGTTTTAATATATAAGGGGAGAGGAAAACCTCTCACCCTTCATTGACTATTAGTTTCCTTTAATCATTTTTGCAACAGTGATGTTTTCACCATTTCTTGGTACATAGTTAGCATCTTTTGTAACTCCACCAACTTGGATTTGGTATCCGTTGATACTTTCTCCGTTAAATGCAGCTGCAAATAATTCTGCTACAGTTTCAGTTCCATGACTTAAAACTGGATGTGCTCCTCCTGGTACTTTTGTGATTATTACTGAATAAATATTTTCCATAAATTTTTCCTCAACTTTCTATCAATTATTTTTTCTTTTTTCATTGACAATATAATTATATCAAATTATAATGCCTTTTGTGAAGTTTATTATAAGTTTTTGTTAACTATTAGAATAAATCTTCTACATCATTAACAACAGGAACTTCATTCGCTACAACTTCACTTGCTTCAAATTCTTCTTCATACTTGCTATAAGTATTGTCAAAGATTGTTTTGAAGTAATAAGTTCCAATACGCTCCATAACTAGATTGATAAATTGAACAACCATTAATGAAGCTGTTTGTAAAACTACAGGTAATACAGTAATAGATGTTCCACATGCTGAAACCTCTGCTTCATCATCCCCGTAGAAGTCTTGTTCATATTTACTAAAATCTTTTACACTCATATCTAGTGAATAAACTCTAGCTTGGTCTGAACCTAATCTACTTTCCCAACAATGAACTATCTCTTTATTCTTTTTAATTGCTTCCCATAATTCTTTACGAACCTTCATACTGTCTACTAACATGAATACATAACCAGACATTTTATCAATACCTTTATGTTCTTCATCTTCAACAGGTGCTACGGGAACATTATATTTATTTACAACGATGTTAGGATTGATTAGTTTTAACTTTTCTTCTAAAGCATCAACTTTTAATTTACCTAAGTCGCCATTATCATAATATTGATTAGGAATATTATGTGCTTCTACATCGTCAAAATCATAAATGTTTAATACTGGACAACCCATTCTTGCTAACATCATAGCAACGAATGAACCAGTAGCTCCTACTCCGATAATGTGAATTGGATATTTTACATTATCAGGAGAGAAGACTTCTATATGTCTTGATAAGTCCATATAAAAATGCTCCTTCCCTTTAAAATATTTTCTTTTCTTTATTTATTACATTATAATTATAATATAAAATATAACATAATTTCAACTATTTATGTAAAACAGAACTACTAATTTGCGAATGCTTGCCAATAATTAGGGTCGTTTAATATATCATCTAAGTTTCCAACTACTTTTACATCTACGTCTGTTAATAAGGGGAGGTCATATTTCTTAGCCCCTTTGTTAGAGTAAACAGTTTTCTTTCCACCTGAATAATTACTTCCACAAGAAGATGTTTTAGCTGGTGGATTATAAGTAGTTTTCTTCTCAGAAACCTTTTCTTTGATTTCGTCTTCTATAGCTTTCTTTAATTCATTTGCTTTAGGATTATAAGTAATTAAATCGCTTTGGTCCATATGGATTTGAACCCCTTGAGCATAATCATAAATATCAATATGATATTCTCTTTTTTTATTAGTTATAAGTCTAATAAACCAAGGATTTCCATCTTTAAAATATTCCATTTGGTCATTATCTTGACCTGATGGACTTACACTCATGTTAACATGAGAATGTCCCCACATTTTAATTTTTTCTTGTTCCTCAACTGGAGTAGCTGCCCAGAATTCTAGTAATCCTTCCGGAGTTATCTCTGTAGTTGTTGAATGAACTTCTTGTTTTAATAAAGCTACATCTTTAATTAAGAAACCACTGTCCCCTAAATCTTCTACGAAACCTAACCAACCAATTTCGCCTGTAGATAGGTCACAGTAAATTTCCATTTTTTGTCTTGCTTCTGGCAAGATATATAAATCATATTTATGGTTTAAGAATATTACTGTCTTTGCCATATTATCTACTTCCTTTCATTATCTCTTTATATAGTTCTGGTTCTCTTTGTTCTAATACTTTTAAGAATGAGTCTTGTACATCCCCACCTGCTGAGCGTGTATGTTGATTTCCACATCTAAAGCGGTCTGGATATCTATAATCATGGAAACTAATTCCTTCCATTTTCTTCCAAGTTAAAAATTCTTGTATAGACATATTCTTAATTCTTTCTGCTCTTTCCCCATCATATCTATGACTATCTAGTATTGCTTGTCTTAATATATCTAATCCAGCACAATAAACTAAATTGTCTTCATCATCATATATTGGATACCACCATATTTTAACTCCTGCTATATCTCTCATATTTGCAGTAGTAATATATTGTTTTAAGCATAAGAAATAATACTCTAAACCATATTCTCCTGCATGAGCCATAACATCATTAAACTCTCCTCCACATAAATGACCTTTACCAAAATGTAAGTATCCTACATTTGACCAGTTATTAACTTCAAACATATCATCAAAATCATGAACTTTTGTGTCAATAAACTCAGGTCTAAAATCAGGTTTTATTTGGATTTGAGTGCCTGGCATCTTAAAATGATGTCCTAGATATAAATGTTTAGCAACTTCATATAAATAAGGGTTATTTTCAAACTCCTCGCTAGTATAAACTTTTCCTAAGGGTTCTGAAGGATTTAAGTATAGAGGATATATATCTAATACTAAATGATTTCCCCTTAAAGTTGCATTTTCTATTAAGTGAAGAGGCTCTAATTGTTTTAATGTAGTTTTCTTTCCCTCTTCAACCTTAGCTTGTTTTTTCATTGCTTTTATATTTTCATTGACAGCTTTTAACTCTCCTGGTATATTCTTATAGCGAGTTGCCATTTCTTTATACTCATCTAATTGTGCTAAATGAGATAAGATACTATCTTTATCCATTTTCCAAGCATCAACTATTCGCCAAGCTATCTTATTCTCCCTACTTGCAATATCTTCATTAGTTATTTTTATAATTCTTAACTTAACATTAGGAAATAAGTTAGCCAAAGCTCTGATATGTTCAGCACTGACTGTTTTATAAAATAGAACATCTAAGTTTTGAATCTTAGCTTCTCTTACAGCTTGTGCGTAATCTCTATAAAAATCTTCAATAGCTACGCCATTTATTAGCCCTCTCATAACCTCTTTCTTATTATGATTAGGGTCAAACCCAAGAAGAGTTCTTCCATGACCACTATATCTACTCATTACATAGCAAATGAATGCTTGAGATAGACCATCTTTATTTGTAGTTATTAAATAATTATCTCCTATTTTTAGTTTTATCATGGATTAGCTCCCCTTTCATTTTATTATAATCAAACTCAAGAGTATTTGTTGCTGGATTATAATATTTAACTAGAGGATAATTATCAGTATAAATACCTTGTCCTTTAGTAACCATTAACTTAACCATTGCTTGAGTTTTATTTATTTCTTTTATTTTTTTATTATTTACATTATTGATTATAATATTTTGTGGTTGTATATGTAAACTCTTATAAAAGTTTTCTTTTGTTTTTTTATCCAAAATTATTTTAGGAACTGGAATAACTTTTGAAAAGTCATAGTATCCTATATAATTCTCTAAATCTTTATATTCTCTTAATAGATTAGCTTTCATATCGCAATATGCTCTTATAATATTATTATCATTTTGTTTCTTTGTCTTTACGCAAGACTCAAACCATGAAGATAGAATATCGTCTTCTTCTTTTAACTCAGGCATACTCATTAAGCAACCCATATATTCTCTAAATCTATTGTTATCTGTATGACTTAACATATAGTCTATAAGAGAAATTGCTTCTTCCATATGCTCACCATAAGGTACTATTCCTTCAAATGTTGGATTATAACTTGAACTATTTTGTCTTAAATCATAAGATATAGTATATCCCATAGATTTATGTTTGTGCCATATTTGTCCGCCGGCACTTCCTCTAGCATCACCCTCTACAAGAATGTGATTATCACTAAAACTATAATCTTTAGGATTAGCAAATCTAATCACTGCCTTATGTCTTCCTTGTACGCAATCCATAGCAGGAATATATTCAAATCCTTTATATTGCATTAAATAAACAACTCTTATCTTGCTGTTCCAATTTTCTATCTTATCTTCAAAATAATCTAATGCTTTTTTGCCATCATAAAAAACTATTTTGTTTCCTATTATTTTTGCTTTATATTTAAAAGTAAAAGGTTTATATAAATATTTATTAGCACTAGAAGCTCTCATTCTATTATTTCTAAGGACATATCCACCCCTAGATAATGTTTGAATAACACCATTTAAAGGAGAAAAACTTATATCTCCTAATTCATAGTCGTTTAATCCTTCTTCTAAATTGTCGTAAATCTTATATACAGCTTTTACTACACTGTTTAATGTATATTCTTTTTTAGGATTACAAGTTAATTTAATACCTTTTGCGTTTGAAATCTTATTTAAAATATTTAACTTACGTCTAGCATTATCTGCAAAGTCGTTATCAATTTCTTTCCCATCTTTAGAAAAAACTAAGCTCCATCCTGTATTTCTAGTCATTCTATCATAGCAAGCAATTTCTATTAACATATCATCTAATTTAGGTGTTATGCATATAGTTGTAGATTCTTGACTTCTATAATAAGAATATGGAAGATTTATTTTAACCATATCTTTATCTATTTCTTGATTGAATAAATCAGCGAAACTTCTGTTAATACCTCTTTTAGTATTAAAAGGATATATAATTGTAGTTAAATATAAGTCGTCAGTGTTTTCATTTTCTTTTATATATACAGGTTCTGTATTTAAAAGGAAATCTAATACTTGGTTTCTATTTGAACCCATAAGTCCTCTTGATTTTACATAATCTTTTCCTGCTTGTAAATAAGATTGATACTTTTTAATACCATCTTTTCTTTTTGATAAGATTTTAACGACTGGCATTATATCTAAATCCCAACCATTGAATAAAGAAGCATAAGGTACTTTATCAGCCAATATTATATTATCTCTCATATTATTCACTCTCTCTTTCTTGTATTCTACCTATTCTTCTAATTAAATTATAATCGGACACACTAACTATATCTCTTGATAAATAACTTTTCTTATTTAATTTTGGGTGGTGAATTTCTTTATTACCTTTTTTCTTGCGAGTAGTTATTTTTTGAACTACTGTTTTATCATCTCCGTCGAACGCTCTAATAACTGCTGGTCTCACCTTCTCCATATTACCAGGGGTAATATAGGGAAAGTGTACCAACCATATATCTCCTATTCTTGGAGTCTTAGTAGTTCGCGTGGTCGTATAAGAATATCTTCTCTTCATCTATGCAAATTATTCCTGTGTTAGGCATTTCATTTGTTTGTTTTAGAGCTTCTACGATTTCGTCTTGATTTTGTAATTCAAGTTCTTCCACACCAATAAAGTTTAAATAATCTTCTATATTATCAATAAGATATAAACCAGCTAATCCTTTTTCATTGCTTACAATTAGTCTATATAGGTCTTTCTTAAATCTATATAGTGTAAATATGGTTACTCTGCCAAAAATATCTTTTGACCAAGAACCAAATAATTTGTTGGAATTATCTATATTCCATTCTATTGTTTGAAGAGTTGGTTTATACTCTTCTTCAGGTATAGATTTTAAAAGTTTTTTAGTTAATTTTCTATTAAATCTCAAATTAGGCGTCATTACATTACTCCTATTGTCCATTTTTTATCAAATCTTGTTCTTACTTCTTCTTTTAAATCTATATCTTCATCATCTATTGTAACCTTATCTAAAGTAAATAATTTATTTAAGGTTTTAATACTTTGTATTTCTTCTTTGCTTTTTATAATAGTTGTCATAACTCCGTCCTTTTTATCTTGTAAAGGTTCTTCAAACTTTAAACTAGATGCTTCATCTAAATTTAGGATTTGACTTTTTTCAAATGGAGTTAACATTTTCTCAACTAATTCTATACTAGCATCGTCATCTTCCTTTTCTTCACACATTCTTGATAAAGTAGTTTTTAATCCTTTACCACCTTTGAAGATTAAGAAAGAACTAAATTCTTCTCTAAAAGCCATTATTGGAAGATTTAATATTTTCTTTGGGTCTATTGGTTTTTCTGAATGGTCTTCCAACTGTATGATATAGTAATGAACTGCAATTTTTTTACAGAACTTTATTGCTAAATCAGGAAAGTCTTTAACTATCTTTTGTAGAAATTGTTGATAAGTTCCACCATGTACTAATACTACATAACTAATATATGCGGGTGCTTTATCCATACTTTTTCCCTTCTTTCTTTCTTTATATATAAATTATAATATTTTTTGGTTCTATTTTTCAAGTTTTTCAGAGCGTAAAATTCCAATATGAAACTTGAATTCTGTTAGCCCATCCATAATATCATATTCAGTTATCTCTCCTGTTGTATTATCTAATACATCAAGATAACTTTCTTCGCTAAATAAATATGTTGAGCCTTCATTTATTTCTAATGCGTAATAACAGCTAGTTTTATGATTAAAATACCAAGCCTGTAAAAAGGATTGATTTTCAATGTCTTGGCTCATTAGGGCATGATATCTTTCCTCAGTGGTTAACATATCATAAAAGAAATAATCTCTACTCTCTTTATCATACAAATCATTTATTGTCTTTTTAAACTCATCTTTGTCTCTTGTAAATATATATGTACTTTTACTTTGATGTAGGGCGATATAGTTAAAATGTCTATCTACAAACTTAAACAATTCTGCCGGTCCTCTTTTTTCATCTAATACTAATAAATCTACAAGATAGTAGTCTTTTTCTTTATATGAAGCAGTAATCTCAGCTATGTCCTTCCATCTTTCAACTTCTGTTTTTAATGGAAGATAATCGTCTACCTTGACAAGTAGGGTAAAAGAGCTAAACATATTATATTAACCCCTTTTTTCTATACCATTCATCAATATAGTCTTCATCAAAAATAGCTCTATCATCATCAAGGTAATCCCAGGGATAATCATCTTTCTCCATTTCCCTCATATACATATCCATAGCTTCTTCATATTCAGGGTCTTCTTCTAAATCTAACATTAGTTGTTCTTCATCTTCCAGCTCCTCGTCTAATACAATAATGAACAATCCTAAGTCAGGAAGTATAGAACGTAGATAACCAGAGATTTCTGCATAAGCACCATCTTTAGGTTTAAATCTATAATATACTGCCTTGTCTTCATATAAATCTTGAACATTACCTATGATAGGCTTATATTCTTTGTTAGGGTCTTTATTAGTGTTTAGTGTATATTCTAATTCTCTTATTGCTGGCTTTTCTCCTGTTATTAAATCAAATTGCATAATCAATATATGTATTTTTTCTCCTTCTGTTAACAAGTCTGCCATCAATTCATAAGCGGCATTATCCCAACAATAAATCTCTCCTATTTTTTGAAGACTAGCTTCATCAGTAAAGAAACCGCTAGAATATTCCTCATGAACCATTAAAGCATTAGTTAAATCAAAGACATCTTCAACAGTGTAACCGCTATCTTTTATTTTAGGAGTTATTTTAGCACTAACTAATTCATCGTCATACCAAATTTCTTTGTGTTTAAGCAAAGTAAAATCTGGGACATCTTCTTCCCATGTTTCTATTATCTTCTTATTAACTATAATAGTGAATATTTCTGGACTTTTATTTTCCATAACTATATCCCCTTTCTTTATTTATCATATTTATTATAATATATTGAGCTTCTTTATTTCAAGATTTTCAAAAATAAAAAGGTGCCTATTTTATAGACACCTTAATTTTCCCCACAGATGAATGAGAATTACTAACAAATAAATCTAGAGTATTACTTTTCATACAGGCTCCACAGCTATCCCAGATTGTAGCGGGGTAGTCAACACCATTTATAGTAATTGTCAAATTATCTCCGTACTTAAAATATTTTTTACCCTCTATTTTAGAGTATCCATATTTTAATAAATAAGTTGTAGCTCCTGCAAGAACTAGTCTACCATTGTAAGTGTACCAGCCTTTTTCATTTACTTGAAAATCTTTTGCACATTTACCAGACCCAGTACATGTACTACTTTCATAACCGTCTCCAGTCCAGTAAGCAGTCAAATAATATTGGGCTTGCTTAGCTTCTAATTTTTTTTTAACTTAGAAACTTCATCTTCTAATTCTTTAACTCTTGTTTGTAAGTTTTCTTTTTCGGCATCTAATACCATAATTGATTCTTCGTGGAGAACTTCTTCTTCTCCTCTTTTCATATCACACATTTCATTTTGGTATTGTAAATCTTCTATTTGTTGATTTAGCTTACCAACCTTTACGTCTACTCTGGTAAGTTGAAATAAAAATAATCCTGCAAATACATAACCTAAAAGTATTAAGACGATTTTAGTTACCTTTTTTATCATCTTTAATTATCTCCTTTATTTTATCTACTCTGCTAGATAACTCATTTCTTTTTTCTTCTTCCAGGTCTTTTGAAATATACTTAGTCAATTCTTTGTAGTTTCTATGATAACATTTCTCTGCGATATTATCTATTTCATTAAACTCTGGTTTTTTCTCGATGATACCATACTCAATAAGTTTATCAAAGTATAGTTTAATTTCATATAGTAAATTCATAATACACCTCTTTAATTTTTTTAATATTTCTTTTATAAAATTGACCTCTTTAAGCCTATTAAAACACCGTTTTCCGCTTTAAAATATATTTAATAATATAAATATATTAAAAAACCATTTTATCGTTATAAACAGGCTTAAAAAGCGTAAAAAGAAAAGAGGGGTTATCAATATATAATAACCCCATACCCATGAAAAAGAAATAAAATAAACAACCAAGGATATTATTCCTTGGAATAAGGGTTCTATAAGGAAAGGTTAAGTAATAGAGCCCTTATTTCAGGGAATAAATATTCCCATACTTTATTATTCAGCTGATGTAGGTTTATTATTTTTATTTTCTTTTGCTGGAGCAAAAGGATTAGTTCCGTTATTGAACATTGACATCATTGCTAATGTAGATAAAGCACTATCGTCTTTACCATCTTTTAATAACATAGCTAATGCCATTGGATTTGAACCTAAATCACCTTTAGATAAAGAACTGAATAACATTAATTGACTTAAGTCGCTGTTTTTTCCTTCCATTAATGCCATAAGCATCATTGGGTTACTAAATAAATCTTTTGTTGCAGCGAAGTTATCACCGAACATAGAGAATACTTTAGTAAAGTATTTAATACCAAACATAGTTGATTTTGGAATTAAAGTAGTTTGAGTGCAATCTTCATAAGATACAGCTTTAATACCATCTCTAGTATCAATTACATAATATGCTTTATCTTCGTGTAAAATTGTATCTCCTGCTACAACATCAACTGCAGGTAATAAGAATAAAGCGTCTTTGATGTCAAATAATAAATCATTTACATCTACGAATTCGTTGTTGTCTTTGTTGTATACAATATACTTACCACTTGATGGTTGGAATACTGCAATACCATTCATAGATAATTTGAAGCGGTTGCTTCTTAGTTTACCGAAACTTCCATTAAAAATGTTTTCCATAACACTATTTTCCTCACTTTCATAATCTTTAGTTTCTTCTTCTTCATACTCATCTAATGCAATATCAAATAATTCCTTTATAAAAGCATTGATTTCTTCTTCAGTAGGTCCTACAGGTCCTTCATAAGGAGTTGTTTCCATATAATCTTCAAGTTGAATAACTCCAAGATATACAACAACTGCATTTTCTTGATGACCTATAACAACACCATGGTCAAATCCAAAATCTTTTACTTGATAAGGATTAAGCATTACATAAGTGTCAGTAGAATGTGGAGCGATATTACCTCTTCTTAAAGTTTCAAGATATACGGCTATAGTATCTACATCACATAAGTCATTAGATAATTCACCAACATATGTCTTTTTACCCTCTCTAGCAATAACTGCTAAATTTTCGTCTTCAAAAGAAATAACTTCATCTTTGAACACAGGTACATATCCTTCGTCCATATTAACGATACAGAAAGCATCTCTTAGTCTTTCATCTGACATAATATTTTTCTCTCCTTCCATTCTATATTTATATAAATATAAAAAAGAACTTTTCTTTTTCATATTACAATAGTATTATAATATAAAAAAGATGCTCATGAGAACTAATTTGTTAATTTTGTTCCCTGAAAAATGAGAATATTTGGAAGGATTCTTGCATACCCCCAAGTCTTTTTCAAGCTAACCACGCATTCAGTCACAAGATAGGGGTCGATACCCTATAAGCTCGGCATGAACTGGAGTATTAGTCAAAATCACTATTTGCCCATGATTTCGTAAACAAATCTATTGTTCATAATAAACGGCTTTCTTGTATGCCCATAAGCACGACTGTTATACACGCTTTAACACGTTTCAACCGTTATCCTTCACTTTCTTTCGCACTCCTGGCATTGGTAATGCTAAGACACGGACCAGTTCGCTTATCAACTTTCCTTATGCTCATTATGCTTTCGCCTGCCCACTTCGGTCCAACGACCTGCTGACCTTTTTTCATAGGTTATGGCCACAGCATCCTACAGCGTTCACCGTTATTAGATTACAACTTAAGTTGGATACACATCTTCCAGCGTATATCAATAACATAATGAATAAGTATAAAGCTACTATGCGACTCTGCTCTGGCCGGAGCTTTGTCATAATGCATAGGAGGGATTGTTTACCCTCAACATACAAGGTTCTTCTTTTTAATGTACCTTTACGGATTTATGCCTGCTACTCACTGCTTCCTTATTACAACCGCACAGGGAATTGCCTTAGCCTGTTTGCGACGCCAACTCGCACATAACATTCTCCCTCAGAATCAGTGATACTTTACGCTTGTTAACTCGACAACAACTCTCCCTCGCTCTTCTGAACTTGTGACGAAGCTTTTGGCCTCGTGTAAGAGTCTACTCTTAGGACGAAACCTATCCTTATTCGAGTAACAAATATTCCCATTTTTCAAAGAACAAATTACTTTATTTAATTTTCATAAATAAATTATATCAAATATTTCACCAAAAATCAAGTCTTTGTTAAAATATTTTACAAATGGAGGGCCGAGAGGGATTTGAACCCACGGTCATGGAGTTGCAGTCCATTGCCTTAACCAACTTGGCTACCGGCCCAGGGTGAGTGATTGGCTAATTCCATTTCTCAGGTCTACAGCCTGGGTATGGCATATAGAAGTCTAAATAATCATACTTATTTGTATGTTCTCTTTCATTGACACAGCTTGCCATTATATTTCCCCATGTTCTCATAGAGACAGCTAAATAGCAATTATCGTCAAATACAGGTACTCCCCTAAAGTCATCACTTTGATGAGTACTACCATAAATAATATAATCATTATCTTTAAAATAATCTACCAATATAAACCAATATGGAACAAGTTCTTTAGCTTCGTGAAGTTTATTGTCTCCCTCGGCTTCTTTCCAACTTATCCATTTAATGATTTTTTTAGCATCTCTTTTCTTTTCTTCTTTAGCCATAATTATCACTCTTTTCTCTAAATATTATATCAAATAATACTAGATTGTGTCAACAATTTCAGCGTATTCTGCTTTTAGTTCTTCTAATTTTGAATCAGCATGAGCCTTCTCAGCTAAATCAGCTGTGATAAAACTATCTAATAATTCTTTAAGTTCTGTAACATCGTTAATAGAACTTTCTAAGAATTTGCTAAGTTTATCATAATACTTAATCCAGGCTCTAGTATTAGCAATTCTAATTCCTAGGTCTTTGTCATAAGTATCATCGGCATGGCATCTAGAGATTCCTTTTACTGAAAAACCATAAGCTTCGTTAGATAAAATAACAATATTTAATCCTATTTCATCCTTACTAATAACTTGCTTTTTCATAATAGCCTCCTAAAAGTTTTAAAGGGCCCTGGGCCGCCAGTTCCAGGATACAACACATCGGCTTGCACCTACAGTTAAGCATTTCTGCCGGTATAGGAAGCGGTCTTTCCTATTTGCCCTTAAATACGAGTTTGTATAAAGTTACCATTTGCATCAATAGTAACAGTAGTTCCTGCAGTTGTTGTATAATAATCAGGGTACGCATGCACTGTCCAGCCTATAGCGTCTGGGTCAGGTCCTTGAGTAACAGGTATACCTTCATTATTATCTTCGTCTTCAGTTGTTATACTATCTTCAAATACTAATACATTTACTTTCTTAGTTAAATTAGTACAACCATCTATAGCAATCTTACCTGCATTATTAAGAAGGATTGGAGCAAACTCATCAGTATTACCATAGCCATAAAAACTTAAATGGTTTTTACTAACTGGTGATTTTCCAATTCTTATGACAGGTTTTATTCCACTTGCTGCGAAATTAACATTTTGATTTTCTTCAGCTTGCCTTGCTACTTGGTCTGTATGATAATGACCAAATATAATCATTTTATTAGTAGAAAGTACTGGCTTATGGGCGTCTTGTATGTCCCATAGAGCATAATGCTCATCTGTTAATTTCCAATCAGGCAGAATAGGGTTTAGTCCTGCATGAACCATTATTGTATGGTCTGTTTCAAACCATAAAGGTTCATTTTCTATAAACTTTTTAAGAGCAGGATATTCCCCATTTATATACTCTCTGGCATCCTCTAGTATACCTACACTAGATGGATTTCTACCAAAATCCATACAGCCGAAACTATTTATTGTAGCTCCTAGACCGTTATGTAATATATTAAATAAAACAAACTCACCATCCATTCCTTTTTCAAGATATTCTTGAAGGAATAAATCATGGTTGCCTTTTACAAACATGCTTCTATCTTTCGGAAGGCGTTTAAAATAATTATAAATATCTCTACTTCTAGGGCCTCTATCGAACATATCTCCTAGAGAGACAAAAAAATGCGAGCTATTATTAGCATCATATCCAGCTTCTTGTAAAGCCTCCATCATGGCATCATATTCACCATGGACATCACTAATAACAAAAAACTTATATGTCTTTTTCATAATAATCACCTTCTCTTTTTTGCTGGGAAATAATTTGGTTAAGGCCTAGGCTTTGTTTTATCGTAATCCCAGCCTGATAAAATCAGATTAAAAGCTTTCCATTTAAACAGAACAGCGTAGTTTATCTGTACCTAGACCTTAAAGGTGTCCCTTATGGGTTCTGCCCCCATTCAACTCTAAAAATGCTCAGGACATAAAATGGTGGAGATGACGAGACAAATAATCTTCTATTTTCATAAAAGTTTGGACTATTCCTTCATCCTATATACTATTAGAATAGAGGGATATATAACCCTATTCCAAATATAGGAGGTAAACATTTATGGAAAATCAAATAATGTATGCTTATACAGCTGGTATAATTGATGGAGAAGGAACTATTACCTTAACTAAAATACATAGTCAAAACGAATTCCGTTATCCAACTTTATCAGTAACAAGCACCACTTATTCATTTTTAGAATATTTAAAATCTCATTTCGGAGGTACCATTGTATCCAACAAAGTTTATAAAGTCAATCATAAACAAAGTTGGCATTGGACCCTTGTTGGAAATAAGGTACTAAACTTATTACCAAACATACTTCCTTATATGCTTGAACCATCAAAAGTATATAGAGCAAATCTTATAGTTAATGAATATAACAAATTAACACCAAGAAATGGTAAATATACTGATGAGATGAAATCAAACAAAAAAGATTTTGAATATCGTTTCTTCCATCCGAGTGATACCGTAGATTAAATCATTAGGTATTCTCTGAGTCTCTGGGCGTTACCCTATTATTTCTAATAGGTTTAGCGCAGCGTTGGCATATCTTACGACTTAGCTTTCACTGTCTTGAGTTTACTTTTTCACTAATAATTACTTATTAGGTCGACTATTGTTAATCGAACTCGTGTCCAAAAATCAATCTACTAGTCATTACTTTCTTACAAGTTTAGTTATTTTCGTTCTATCTACTTGCCCTACCACAATAACAAATCTTGGGGGTAGCCTGAAACATTAAAGTAAATCAGTATAATAACCGAATCAGGAAGTTATTATATTGGTGAGCTTTGTCGAGTTAATACAATCATACTTTTGTCTGCTCACTTCCTGACTACTCATATGAAAGTCGCTTACGCTCTAGACTAGGCTAAAGCAACTGCATTTGCAGTAAAAACAGATTTTACTCTGTTAGCGATTTTAGAAAAAATGTTTCCATTTAATTTTAAGTTTGGATTTAACGCATACCTACGACTTGTTTCATGAGAGTTCATCGATTCCTGTCGAAACCTAAACATCCCCATAATAGGCCGATGCATTCGATTTAGCCTGCATCAGGGCATCACTGGTAGTTTGGCCCCAGCTGTATCCTTATATCACACACTTCTGTGTATATAGCAAAATTTGGTAGCAATTACTGGATTTGAACCAGTGACCTACGGGGTATGAATCCGTTGCTCTAGCCAGCTGAGCTAAATTGCTATGATAAAAGGCAGGCATAACCTGCCTAATTTCTCTTTAAATAATTTTTAGACATTTAGAACAGAGTGGATTCGAACCACTATCTTAATGTTTTTCCTTTTAAACTACTAGACACACAAAGCTTATTGGCTCCATCGTCGATGGAACTTTACCCCAAGCAAAGAACCGGGCAATAATCTCATGTTTGTCGAATGCTCCCCTACTCTGTCAGGCCACAGTATGAGAAACACACTTCTAAATGCTTGATATTTTTTATAGATGTTTCTTTCACCTGTTGAATTGTTCTAGTTAAATAAACTTTATTTTATTGTAAGATGGACTTAAGCCATATCACAGCCGACTATCTTCGCCGTTTGATATTATTTATTCTTCTATGGTCAATTCGCTAACTCTAACGCAAGGCTGATTAGACCTTGGGCAGAAATATCCTAAAAACCAAAATGTTTTGACCATTACAATTTTACATTATCTTTCACGCCGCCGCAATGGCCTTCGCTAATCAATAACTTATTATTTATAATGATATTGTCATTTGTAAAACGGTATACAAGCATTTCCTCAAATATATCGTCTTTTTTAATTTACAATAAAATTATAATATATTTTATAACCTTATTTCAAGTTTTATTTTATAAAATAGCCTCTTAAATTATGTCTTTGACCGTTTATCTTCATTGAAGTAGGCTCAGTTTTTGACACAATTCCTTGGCGACACATTGATGCTATTAAAGTATTAATACTCTTTAAACTTAATTCCATTATAATATCAACGAAATCTTCTTCAGGAATATCCTTTAATAGTTCATGCTCTTGTAATTCTTCATTTTCTTCTATATAATCTTGAACTGCATATGAAGTAACTTTTGTTTCTTCACTTTTTGCACCTAAGGAATCAAGTGCCGCATAAACTATTTTTGCTTTCATAGATAAATCATCTTTCATACGGGGCACTCTCCTTTCTAGAAAGTTTTAGAATAGATAGCGAAGCTACCAACTTCTTTTCCTTCTTTTAAAAACTTTTTTGTTTTAGTATTACATTCTAATCTTTTTTCTTTAGCGAATTCCTTGATTAAATCAACAAGTTCTTGTTTCTTTGAACCAAGTTCACAGCTAATTCCATATTTCATCTCATCAAAATCTAATGTAATATCAGCATAATATTTCTTATTCATAAGTACACGACCTTTCCATTTATATATTTTTTCTTGATTTCTATAATAATTATATAAAATTTTCGTACATATTTTCAAGTATTTTAATCTAAATTTTTGTCTATAAGGTTGTTATAAAAGTCATATACTTGATTAAACATTTTATCTGCTTCTATTTGAGCAACTAATCTGATTTGTTTGTCTAATCTTTTTAGAGCTTTTCTTAACTTTCTTCTATTCCAAAAAGTATTTGGAAGTTTCTTTAGCTCGTTAATTTCTTCAATATAAGATAAAAAACTTTTAACATTCATAGCATTTCCTCCTTAACATGCCCTTAGAACCCATTTTTAGCCATTCTAACGCACGAAACTATATTTCTAGACCAATTTATCGTTAATAAATAAAAGTGTCTTAAATCGCATTTAAACATAAAAATGAGAGGCATATGTTTTAAGGTAACTGCGAGTATAGAATTGTATCTATATCTTCATCAGACATATGCCTACGTCTCCGGGTATCTAGATTACCCCAAGTCCGCTTCGACTCTCCCGCCTACTGACCCAACCCATCCCGGGTCTCTGAAGTCTGTCCTTATTTGACGGTGAAATAAGTTTGATAATAAAAGCCTTAAGTCAGTTATTACTAGACATCACTTAAGTAACACCCAAATCTAAGTCATATATGTTTTCAACAAGTTTCAAGGACGCAATGCCTTTTCAGTCCCTGCATTCCGCATATATAATATCATTGGGTGGATTTCATATATAGTCTATGACTTATTCCTGCCAAGCGCTGGCATCCTTCCCAAATTACATATTATTTTTAAATTGACAAATAAATTATATCAAATAATTTTCCAAAAAGCAACTCAAAAATAATTTTTTATCTGCCTCTGTTTTTATAATGGCAAATTTGAAGAGTACATTTACCTTTCCCTGTATTATAATTACAGTTTTTATTTGGACATTTTCTCTTGCGTTTAAATATCTTCTTAAAAAACTCTTTCATAATATAAACCTCTCTTTTTGAATATTACATATAAATTATATAATGAATTAAGACCTTCTGTTAAGTTTAATTTTTTATTGCAGGCCCTAGGCGGTTTTCTTCTTTTTATAAAGGTGCTTTTCTTTCTAACTTCTTTCTTTTCTTCATTAATTTTTCTTCTTACCTATATGTAATATATATTATATATATAAATATTATATATACAGTATATTAGTAGAATAGAATATGTATAAGTATAATTTATATATAAAAATACTTTACATTTGCAAATATAATATATTATTTATTTTTAATCATTATATATATAATAATTTTTATAAATATTTTACTTGACAATATAAGTAATAATATTATATAATATATTTGAAAGGAGATATATTATGGACTTTTATTTTTTAATAATAATTATATTATTAGTTGTACTGATAAATAAAGATAAATAAATAGTTGATTTTAGTATCCATAATAATATATAATAACAATATAAATAAAAAAAGAAGAGGTAAATATAATGGAAGCAATTAACGAGTATACCGAAGAAAAAAGAAAAAGAAACTTGGAGAAATTAAAAACTTATGATAAAGAAGCATTAGTAAATTGTATTACAAGGCAAAGTGGTATTATATTAAAACTTACAGAGCAAGTATTACCTAAAAATTATGAATATCATAATAGAATTGTTAGGGCATTAGGGTATTTGGACGAGCTGATTAGTGATACCAAAGGAATAATAGATAGTTATAATAACGAAGATAAAGAACAAACTATCAAAAGATTTATAGAAGATTTAAAAACTGACTTAGAGCATTACAAATATTTACAACTATTATTGAGAGGTGAGAAAAATGAATAAAGAATTATTTATAGATGCAATAAACTTTATTAAGGAATTAAGTATAGAAGAAAACGAGTTTAATTCTTTAATGGTTAAAATAGATAAAGAATTTGGTGGTGGGTTTATCCACGGCAAATCTATTAACTACATTACAGGTCTTTTAAAAACATTAACAAACGATGAGAACGATTGGATAAGTTATTATTGCTGGGAATTAAATTTCGGAGAAGGATATACGGAAGGAAGTGTTACTGAAGCAGATGGTACACCAATACCTTTAGCAACTCCTGAAGATTTATGGAATATAATAAACAATAAATAAGATAGAAAAGTTTCTACTTTTCTATAAAGTCATTTGCGAAATAACCTTTCCACACCATTTGCGGTATGTATGACTGAGTTATATCAGGCGGCAGATGGCTTTATAGAAGAGCAGAAGCAAAAAAATAATTTAAAGACTTGAATTATGCTCTCAAAAAATGATAAAATATTTATATAGAAAGGAAAAATAATAAAAATTATTTTTAGGGTGAAGATAATGAAATTAACTGAAAAACAAGAAAACATTTTAAACATCTTAAAAGATAATTTTGCTGAAGGTGCATTTGCTGAAGAAGTTATCACTAAAACTGAAGGTTTAACTATTCAATCAGTAAGAGCAACTTTAAGTTCATTAGCAACTAAAGGTTTAGCTACTAAAACAAAAGCAGAATTTGATGGTAAAATGAAAACTCGTTTCACTGCTAAAGCAGACGCTGAATAGTATGAAACATCTTGGCATCAGTATCGCTGTGTAAGTCCAAAAGAGTTTGTGTCAGTTCTCTCACAAAAAACACTGACCAGGGGTTAATAGGCTTCCGCTGTACAGGAAGGATTTAGTCTACGGTGGACATAGCCGAGGTTGTAAGTAAGGTTTTTCTATATAAGATTTAATTTTAATGAGGAAGTTAAATCGCTACTATATAGATAAACCCCAGAAACTTTCTGTAGGAAATACAAGAAATACCCAGCGGGAGAACCGTAATATCCCGCTGTTAATTTTTGCTCACTTACTCAAGCTGGTGAAGAGGGCTGTCTACTAAACAGCTAGGCCGAGTAATCGACGCAGAGGTTCGAATCCTCTAGTGAGCGCCATATGGTGAAATTAGTATAATGGTTAGTACGCGAGTTTGTGGCACTCGATGTAGGAGTTCAATTCTCTTATTTCACCCCATATTGCCGTGTGTCCGGGTGGCTGAGGAAGCGGTCTTGAAAACCGTTGGTCGGGTAACTGACTTGTAGGTTCGAATCCTATGCACGGCGCCAGAGAATATTATTTTAACATTTTAAATAGAGAGGAACAAAATATGTACGACGAAATTGATACTAAATTAGTTGTCAAATGTTCTATTATAGGTGTTATTATTTTATTTGTAATTATAACTTTATTTGCTAGTTTTAAAAGTGTACCTACAGGATATGTAGGAGTTAAAACACAATTTGGAAAAGTTCAAGGAGATATGTTAAATGAAGGTATTAACTTCAAAATTCCTTATATTGAAAAAATTGTGTTAATGGATTGCAGAACTAAAAAAGTTGAGATTGATAATGGTGCAGCTTCTAAAGACTTACAAGATGTAAATTTAAAAGTTGCTGTTAATTATAGTGTCAATAAAGATTATGCAAATAGATTATACCAAACTGTAGGAGTTGATTACGAGGCAGTTGTAGTTAATCCAGCAATACTAGAAAGTATCAAGTCGGTAACTGCAAAATATACTGCTGAAGAACTTATCACTAAAAGACAAGAAGTATCAGCTCTAATGTATGAAACTTTAACTAATAAATTACAAGATAGAGGATTTACTATTGTAGACTTATCTATCACTGATTTAGCATTTAGTGATGCTTATAATCAAGCAATAGAACAAAAACAAGTTGCTCAACAAAATGCTCAAAAGGCTCAATATGAGTTAGAAAAAGCAAGAGTTGAAAATGAAAAGAAAGTTGAAAACGCTAAAGCAGAAGCAGAAGTTATGAAATTACAAAACCAAGAAATAACTGATAAAACATTAAAGTTAAAAGAGTTAGAAATAAAAGAAGCACTTATAAATAAATGGGACGGTAAGTATCCTACTACAATGTTAGGGGATAAATCAAATGTTCTATTTGGAATAGGAGACTAGCCAACCGGGGAGGCTATATTCCCCCTTCATATTTCTCCTTATAGGCTAATTGGATAAACCATCGGTCTACGGAACCGATATTCAAGGTTCGAGTCCTTGTAGGGAGACCATATTATATATAAGTCGGATAGTTCAAAATTGGATAGAACACTAACGTGGTTCGTTAGGAGGGTAGAGGGTTCGATTCCCTCCCGGCTCTAATTTTATTTATGCCCGAGTGGTGGAATTGGTAGACACGCTAGTCTTAGGAACTAGTCTAATACGGGTGAGAGTTCGAGTCTCTCCTTGGGCACCATTTTAGAAAGTTGGTGAAAGCATGGGAAAAAGACCTTATTATATTATAAGTCGTAATAAATACTGGGAAGGTGAAAATGAAAACTATATAGATTATGTAGGTACTAATTATAAAGCAGCTCTTCACAGATATAATAAGATATGCGACTACCTTCATCAAAGAGATTTCATAGATGAGGGAGTGGAAGAAGATAGAATTGAAATATATAATAGTGATATTCCAGCAGAAATGACTCCAGGTCATTATTGCTATACTAGAATAGATGACGAAAATCTATACTATTATATAGAACTTCGCTGTTTCAATACTAATAGGTTTACTTCTGATTGGTTTGAAGACAAATATAAAGAAGAATTCCCTAATGCTAAATATTAGTTTATGGGCAGGCGCCGAAGTTGGAGAGTCGGGGCGGGCCGTAAACCCGTTGTCTTCGGACTGAGAAGGTTCGAATCCTTCGCTGCTCACCATTTTATTATGTCCTGTCACCCTGTAGAGGGCGAACCAATAATAAGGTGAGGAATTATGAAGAATAAAATTATGGAACCCCTGTCCCGTTTATGGGATAGATTAAGGGGATTAAATAAGAAAATTATAGTTTCTATTATTACGGTAATATTTTTTATAGTTTTATTATTTGTTGCTATTAACGCAATTAGTGGTAAAGAAACTAACTCTCAACAAAAGTGGGAGAAGATAGAAGCTAATATTATTGATAATCATGTATGGGAGCTAAGCTCACAAGGTTATGAAAATGTAACCGCAGAGTTAAATCCCTTCATAAAACTTGAGAGGGAAAATAATAGACCTCATACGCAAAAATCTTTTGAAGTGGGGGACACTTTGGAAGATATAATAATAAGTTATTATGATTATTATGCAGACTATTATTCTGTTACAGTGGATAATACAAGCTATCTATTTAGAACTAAGCGAGAAGCTGACAACTTCTTAGCCAAGTTGAAGAAGTATGATAAGACTTCTTATCAAATAAAAACTATTAGAAATTTGGTTAATAACGAGAGCAAGCCAGAAGATATTGACAAAATAATATCAACCAAAAAAACTGCATATGAAAAAGCTCAGGCAGCGAAAGCAAAAGCTAGAGCTGCACAACACAGCTCCTCTTCGAGGTCTACTAATTATAGCGTGGCAGAGTTACAAGCATATGCACATGACTTAGTTATAAATACATATGGCTGGTCAGAGTATGATTTTGATTGTCTAGTCAAATTATGGAATAGAGAATCAGGTTGGAATCCACATGCCCATAACAAATCGTCTGGGGCACATGGTATTCCTCAATCATTACCTGCCAAAAAAATGGCAAGTGAAGGTAGTGATTATTATACTAATGGTCATACTCAAATTAGATGGGGGTTAAAATATATAAAAGGTAGATACGGAACACCATCACAGGCGTGGGCTCATTCTCAAAGGACTGGCTGGTACTAATATGTCCTGTTAGCTCAATTGGATAGAGCAATGCCCTTCTAAGGCATCGGTTCGGGGTTCGAATCCCTGACAGGACACCATTTTATATTTTATAAGAAAGGGGATAAATATGACTATTGAAGAATTAAGAACAACTCCAACAGTTCAACTTATGAGTATACTAAAACAAGCAGAAATTATGGGAGAACAAGATATGGTTAATATCATAGCCTATGAATTAACTTGTAGATTATATGTTCCTTATAGTGGTGCAGATTTTGATAGTATATTAGGAACCTTTGGGTTTAAACAAAAAGAACCTGGTAAAAGATTGGTAAAAAGTAATACGCCTGTCGTCTAACGGTTAGGGCAATAATTATTTAAAATTCTACGGGGTTGGTGTAACTGGTTAACGCAATCGGCTTATATCCGATGAAGTGGGGGTTCAAATCCCTCACCCCGTACCAATAAGAGATTAAGGTGATTTTATGGAAGAAAGAAAAAGATTTATTGAAATAACTGATGTAGAGTTTAGAGATAACTGTATCGTAATTAGTTGGGTAGCTCATATCGGTTTCGGTATATTAACTATCTATAAAACTGATAAAGGGTTTGAAATAGATACTGAATGTTTGGGAGAAGAGTTTTATAAGGATGTCCTTGATAAGTTTAAGGAATACTTACTAAAAGATTATAAAATAATAGATTAAATACTTGAAAATATCCACCTTTTTATATTATAATTATATTATAAAAGAAAGAAGTGTGAGTATTATGAAAAGATTAGAACCATTTGAATTACCAAGTGTAAAATTATCTTATAAACAAAAAGTAATACTTGCAGCTCTTCAAGATGAATTTCACGGGCATGCTTTTGGTCCACAACTTCTTGAAGAAACAGAGAATGATACTCTTAAAAACTTTTCTATAAATGAAATTACTTGGCATATGCTTCGTCTTAGAGATGCAGCTCTTGTAACAAGTGAAAAGAAAAAATATCAAGGAAGAGTTTTAAACGAGTATTCTATTAGTGATTACATAAAATTTGGCGTAATTGATATAAAATAACTTGAAATTACCCATAAAATCATATTATAATAGATTTATCAATTAAGAAAAATACTATAACTGTAAGCCCTCGGAGTCTACGGATGACCGTGAAAGCTCAGCAGTCCTCTTAACCAGAACGCGTCTGGGAGGACCGAGATAGTATGGGATGCGTCCTATATGATGCTCGCCTTAGCGGAGTATGAGAAAGGCATGAAATCTGTTATTAGCAGTATTAACTTTCGCTATAAAAAAATTCAAGTAGGAGATAGCGGTCCTCTTGAAAATGCGAGTACTCGTCCTTGAAAGTATAGGACTGCCGCTAAATAATGCCGGGATAGCTCAATTGGTAGAGCAACTGACTTGTAATCAGTAGGTTACGGGTTCGATTCCTGTTCCCGGCACCATGCGGATGTCGTTTAATGGTAGGACTTCAGCCTTCCAAGCTGATAATAGGGGTTCGATTCCCCTTATCCGCTCCATTTTTATTGTCGGATGGTGAAGCTGGTAACACACATGACTTTGACTCATGCAGTTCGTTGGTTCGAGTCCAACTCCGACAGCCAATTAACGGAGAGTAGCACAATTTGGTAGTGCACTTGGTTTGGGACTTAAAATTAGAGTTCCCAAAATATTTCTTTACTATATAGTATCGGGTAATGGCCTAGTTTGGTTTAGGGCGCTTGGTTTGGGACCAAGAGACTTCGGGGGTTCAAATCCTCCTTACCCGACCATTATGAGGTGAAGTAATATGATATGTAAAAATTGTAATAAGGAATTTGAATTACAGCAACAAGGCAGTGGCGGCAGTAATAGAATATTCTGCTACGATTGTATGCCTTCTAATTCTAATAGGGCTATTAGAAATAAACAGAGATACGATTTACTTGTTAATTATTCTAATAAGTTAAAATTGGAAAGAGGCTGTGATAAATGTGGGTATAATAAATGTGCTAAAGCATTAGAATGGCATCATCCAGGTACTGACAAAGATAAAGACCCAGCAAGTTTACTTCATATTAGTTTAGATAGATATATGGCAGAAGTAGATAAATGTATTCTTTTATGTGCTAACTGTCATAGAGAAGAACATAGTAAAGAACAATAGTACGCCTGTTCAAATCGGGTCTCTCCGACCATAGGTGCTTAGTTCAAAGGTAGAATAACGGTCTCCAAAACCGCTGATGTGAGTTCGAGTCTTACAGTGCCTGCCATTTTGTAAAATCTGCGGCACGTCATTCCGGTGAGGAAACTCGGCTTAGCTAGTCACTGAAAAAGTCCGGAGCGTATATTCAAATAGAATAAAGTGTATACTAAGTGGTAATCAAGTCATATGAGGGGTAACCCCATGTCGTAATTTTGAAGCGAAAGCGCAGCTCTGGTAACGGACTGTAATTCACGGAGAAACTCTACTTGACCTAAGATACAAGATTACTATTTGAATTGCCGTATCTATATATCCTCGCTTAGCTCAGTTGGTTAGAGCGATTGCTATTTGAAATTAAAGTTTGGTTAGAAAAAAACTACTATCTTTATAGATAGAGGATTAGCACAGTAGGTTAGTGCGTCTGCCTTACAAGCAGAAGGTCGGGGGTCCGAGTCCCTCATCCTCTACCATTAAAATATAGAGGTGGTTAGAAAATGAATAAGGTATGTAAAAGATGTGGGTTAGAAAAACCTATACAAGATTTTGCTAAAAATGGAAAAAGCACGAGAGTGTATTGCAAGTCTTGTGAAGCACAGAGAGCAAGAGAAAATTATGAAAAATCACAAGAGTATGTTAGGTCATTAAAAACCAAATGTAGTAAATGTGGTTATGATAAAAATCCGGCAGCTCTTGAGTTCCATCACCCTAATGGTGATAAAGATACGGTGATTGCTAAATTGGCAAGCAAATCATTTTCACTACCTATAAAAAATAAGATAGATAATGAAGTTAAAAAGTGTGTTATTCTTTGTGCTAATTGTCATAGAGAAGAACACCATCCAGACCTTAATAGAAAATAGCAGGGGGTCCTAGGTTCGAGTCCTAGTACCTCCACCATTTTGCTCATTTATATCAGTTGGTTAGATAGCTCGTCTGATACGCGAGAGGTCCTAGGTTCAAGTCCTAGAATGAGCACCATTTGGTCTGTTAGTCCAGGGGTTACGACGTCTGCCTGTCACGCAGAAGACCATGGGTTCAATTCCCATACAGACCGCCATTTGGTCGGATAGCTCAGTTGGTAGAGCACGGGACTGAAAATCCCGGTGTCGGTGGTCCAATCCCACCTCCGACCACCATTTTGATTTTAATAGAAAGTTGGTGAATATTATGAGTAAGAGACCTTATTATATTATATATTATACAACAGAGTATGACGGTTATAGGGCTCAAATTAAATACATAGGCACTAATTTTAAAGCAGCTAGAGATAGATATTATTTTTTACGAGAATATATTATACAACATTGTTTCTTAGATGAAGGTGTACAGGAAGACCGTATAGAGAAATATTATGCTGATGTTCCTGATAATATGCATATAGGAGAAGTAATTTGTAGTTCCATGAATGATGGAGACATGATGTATGATAGTTTATCACTAGCATGCGTAGATACATTGCACTTCTTTAATAATAACGAAGAGCGAGAATATAAAATTGCCTATCCAAATTCAAAATTTTAGTTGACAATGGGTAGCGTATTATAATATAATATTATTAGAAAAGGAGAAATGATATAATGTTAGAGTTTATAGGCGTAGTAGCAGTAATCATTGCTGTAATCGTGCTAATAGATATCAAGACTTCAGATGAGGTCCACATTAGTTTTAAACTAGGGGATAAGGAAATCATCAAATATGATAAGGAGGATGCTGAAGATGGCAAAGAGAAAAGCGAGTAAAAATGGAGAAGCACAATTCTCTATTACACAAATCAATTTAGATAAAAAGGGAAAGACTAATAAGAAGCTAAAAAGCAATCCTATGGCATCTAAATATCTAACAGCTAGAGGAAAAGAACTTAAGGAGGCTGCAGCAGAATATGCTAAAGCTCACCCAAAAGGTTCTGGTAAGAAGTATAGAAAACACGAAGTAACAGCCTCATAATAGGAGGTGAAGCCTATGTCTCTTAGCAAGGCAATTAAAAGTGGAAAAGAACACCGTACCGAATACGGGACAAAAGGACAGTCTTTTGCTAAAGCGGTAGATAAACATTGTAGAAACCATGGTGGTAGAAGACATCAATGGCAATGTGAATGGTGTTTAGGTAATAGAACCAATAAAAATAAAGCGAAAGAAAAAAACGCTAAACAAGAAATAGTTAAATATAGAATGAAGGGAGAATAAAACTATGGAAAGAATAGTGTGGACAG